TTGTCGAAGGCGTTTGGATATCAGCTAAATCTATTCCCGGAAGAGCCTTTTATTTCGAGACATTTCTACCTCAATATGGGGCTTTGTTCGATAAACTACCCATTAGTGCTTTCGTTTCACGGCCCACGGCTCCCGAGCCTGATATGACACTCAATAATCTTCAGTTCTGGAATTGTATGGATTACGGCGTTACAGCTATCTGTAAGCAATTTATAGGGTCAATGGACTTTGAAGTCCTAACAAGAGACTACGGCGTACAAAAAGGTACTTATATCGCTACCCTAGATAACTATCACATAGATGTTAACACAATAGATTATAGTACAGCTGAAACACCTGATGAGCATAAATCTTTTAATCTGCTTCAGCTCAATAATGGGCAGTTCTGTTTGTATCCTAATAATCGGATGAGAGTTTATGACAATAGTCTCACGCCCCACGAGCCAAAGATGCCTGATTTTAAAGTTAGTACTATTGAGTATCAGGTTGAGAATGGAAACAATACGAGACTCGGAGATACTGACGAATACTTCTGGAAAACGAAACAAGAAAAATAGTTACATTTATTACTTTCCTTTATATATAGAGCTGAAAATAAAAAAAATATTTTTTACTAAAAATAGGTGTAACAGGTGTAAAATATGTAACACATACCTGTAACCCTTAGTATATAAGGGTTTTATTGTTACATATTTTGTTACATATTTAATTTTAAAAATGTAACATTACAGTATTAGATCGATTTTGGCCTTACTAAGGCCGAAAAAGTTTTTTGCAAAAAAATATTTTCTGGTATATATATAAAGGATGAATAATTTAAAGCCTTTGAAAAAAGGTCGTGGAAGACCAAAAGCCGACCTACATAGTAAGCTCACTAGAAAGCAAGAGAAGTTTGTAAAAGAACTTGTTTCTAATGATGGAATGATAACTTTGAGAGAGGCCGCAATCAATGCGGGCTATCCAGCTTCTTCAGCTCACACTAGAGCTTATGAAATGACTAACCCTGAAATTTGCCCTCACATATGCCGAGCTATTCAAGCTTATAGAGATGAGCTAGATGAAAAATATGGTATTAATTTTAAAAGACATCTACGAGACTTACAAAGAATAAGAGATTTGGCTATAGAGAATGGAGCATACTCAGCCGCAGTTCAGGCAGAGTATAGACGAGGTCAAGCTAATGGTAATATCTATATAAACAAATCTGAAATCCGTCACGGGACTATAGATAGTATGTCTAAGGACGAAGTCCTGAAAGCTTTAAAAGAGTTGAGACAAAATGAACCGAAATACGCTAAAGACGTTATTGAACACGAGGAAGAGAAGCCCAACAAAAAAAGAATCGGGACTGTACGAGCAGTTAAAGAGAGCGTCTCTTCTTTACAATAAACCTATCCGACTTAGTAGAATAGAAAACTGGATGACTTTAGGTCTTCCTGATTTACTTATTTGTGACCACAATCATAAATTTCATTTTGTAGAATTGAAATATGTAAAATTTAATGCTGTAAATTTAAGCCCTCAACAAATTAGTTGGATAACTTTACATAAAGAAGCTTCGGTTTGGATTTTGGTTAAAAGCCTTAAAGGTCTTCATTTATATAAGGCTGATCAAGCTATACAGTTAAAAGAACACGGGATAAAATTAGAGCCATATTACTTTTGTCCTGAGCCTTTTGATTGGAATAAATTTTTTGACTTGATCTTATAGAAAAAATCGCATATCGTTATTTTAATTTAAACAAATAGCTTGGAGGCTAGATATGACTAATAAAGTAAAACATTGTTTCACTATGATTAATGAAGGCGATGACAAGTTTAGGGTTGTCAAAGTTATTTACAAACAATCAGGTTATTATGCACTCGGTAAAATAAATCCGGATGATCCCACAGAATTAGATAAATTTGTGGGCGATTTCACTTATATAGAAAATATATGTGAAAATTGGAATAAACGTCTTGGCATTTCAGCTGAAGAAGAGATGGAAATAGTAGCATCAAGTATGGGAGCTTAGATATGAGTAGATATAATAGTGATGCCATAGACGATGCATGTGAACAAAACTTAGGTCACACTAATTGGAGATATGCAGACACTCAAGACCTTGAGGAAGTTATTGCCGAAAGAAAAGGCGATATACCCAAGGGAGAAGAGATAGATTGCATTGTAATTTTTTATAAAAATGACGTGGAGGACAATAATGTTTAAAATAACAATTATTGATAATAAAGGTAAAAAGCGTGAGTTTAATAATTTACCTAGTTTAATAGCTTATGCTAATTCTTTTCAGATGTCTTGGTTACCTGATGGATTTTCTTGGTATATACAAGAACCTTCAACAGATTTTGTAGATGATCTTGAAAAAATGAAAGATTTTTTTAAGCTAACAAAAGAAGAGTTTTTAAATTCATATTCTTATGTAAACGAAGCTGAATACGATGCTACGGCCGAAAAAGTAACTAAAGAAAATATTAAGTTTGAAGATTTATTTCCTTTAAAACAATACACCGTTAAATTTGATTTTAGTGTATGGTTTGATCGTAACTTTTCTATTGAAGCTAGTACTCAAGAAGAAGCTGAGGAAAAGGCACAAAAGCTTAAAGATGATTTACAAGAACACATAATTTCAGAAAATATTTTTGAAATCAAGGATTGGACTCTTGGTGATTTTAGATTTGATACTGTTTATGTTCAGGAGGATTAAATGAGTAAAGAAGATAAAATTTTAAAAACTTTAAGCCCTGATTTTTGTCAGCTGAGATTAACCAATACAATGTTAAATAAATCTATAATAGATGCGAATGCTAGTATCAGGCGATTTGCAAAACTATTTGGAATTGATTTTGATACAATGGTTAATGGCGAAAAACATAAATTAATGGCTTATTATGAAGACGATACAATTTGTACTATTTCATTTTATAAAACTGTAAATAGAGGTGATAGAAGATTGTCTATTTCAGGAATAAAACAAAAAGCCCAAATAAATGATCTGATAGCTTTTAACTATAAAAGAATAGTTTTAGATAATGATTTACAAGAAAATGTAATTGTTATAAACGTAACGGCCAAAGCTGAGAATAGGAAAATTGCTTAATGTTTTTATTAAAATGGATAGGAATGCTGATTTATGGAAAAGATTTTGGTACTTACATGAGAGGCAAAAAACCTAAAAGAAATAAGAAAGATAAGGCGGGGAATTGACCCGCCTATTTTTTTATGTATAATAAGTATGCGATAAATCACATAATAGGAGAAAATAATGACTGAAGAAGAGCGTTATAGAAAAGCTTTAGCGAATATACTTTTTTATCAATCCATAAATATGACTAAAGCAGAATTACAACCAGTTCTTTTTATTGATGAAGAAGAAACTGATAACTGGTCCATTGAAAAATGCCGTATTCAATATGTTAAAGATCAATTAGATTTTATTGACGGCGGAAATTTAGACGATGAAATGAACGAAACATGGAGGCTTGTTTATGCTTAAATTAGTCAAAAATTCTACTGCAAAAAAAACAACTTATTGTGCAGTCACATATAGAGCGGGAGGCCAAGATAAATTTGCAACTTGCCCGAAAACTTGTAATTTAAAGCCCGACACGTCAGCGGGGGCAACTGAAATAGATTATTCTTATTTAGATGCAGTATCGGACGCCGTACCAAAAGGCGGGATAAGTTTTACTTATTCACATTTTAATCCTAAATATTGGAAACATAAACTTAGAGCGGGGAAAACGGCTATAAACTATTCAGCAAAAAATATTGCTGATATGCTTTTACATTCATTCGTACCCGTAGTTATAAATGTTAAAGAAACATTTTGGAAAACAAATAATAAATCTGAAACCGTAAATGGTTTTAAAATTATTAGATGCCCAGCTGAGTATAACAATTCTAATTGTAGAGACTGCGGAAATGGAAAACCCTTATGTAGTCGTATTGATAGAGATTATGCGATAGGATTTACAGATCATGGAACATATAAGAAAAAAGCGGGTAGTGAAACCGAAGACGGCGGGTGCTATGCAACAGCTGGCAATGTAAAACTACATTGGGAAGCAACCGCTAAACAATCTGAGACCGAGCTGGACGAAATAAAGCTTTTAAAATTTGCTCAGGAATTACCTTATGGAACTGTATTAAGACATCATATAGCGGGAGATTTTGGGAAAGTTTGAACTTTCAAAAATTCAATTTGACTATATATGCGAAAAATCTTATATTAATAAGCGGGGATTAACCCCGCTTTTTGCATTTTAACAAATAGGAGAAAAATTATGCATAATATTGAAAACGAAAATAACACTTTAGAGAAGCTTTTAATTAGGATTAAAGATACAAATGCTAGAAAACAAGATTTTATAGCACCTACTAAAGAGCTTCAATTTAGAACTATTGAATTAGACGACCAGCCACAAAGCGAAATCATTATAGAGGGCAACGGCGGGGAGCCGACACGCTTTTTAAAAGTTAATGATTTATGTTTTGATCAAATAGCTCAAAAGAACGGGTTAGATGTTAGGACGGCTAGACGTTTACAATCTGAATATTCTAGAGAATACGATTTATTGACAAATGCTATTTGGCAAAAAGAAAATTCAAAACGTATGATTAGAACTTACGATGATTTAAACCAAGGTATGAACCCCAGCGGGACGGCAAGGGCTTTTTTATCAGATAAGTTTAAAACTTTTGATAATTCTGATTTGTTAGAGTCCGCATTGCCTCAGCTTATGGACTCGGACGCTTGCTGGAAAATTGTGAATTGTGCCATTACTCAGAAAAAAATGTATATACGTTTAAAATCTGAGATTATTACTGGAGCTGGTGCAAATGTTAATGACATTATGGCACATGGAATAGGGCTTTCTAATTCTGAAACGGGAGCGGGCAGTATTTCAGCTTTTGGGATTAATTGGACGTTAGCTTGCCTTAATGGAATGCAGACACAAAATATAACAAGAAAATCACATATAACGTCAGCTCGAGACGGTGACACTTGGAATATTTTAACTAATGAAACTAAAGAGGCTGATAACCATAGTTTAAAATTACAACTTAGGGATATTGTCAGCTCCTATGCGTCCAGACAATCTTTTGATGAAAATTTAGAAAAAATGAAATTAGCGTCAGAAGATATTAT